TAAAGATTGTTTAGAATTTATATATTATACTGGGTCAAGAAGGAAAGAAGCTAACGCACCTAAAAGTGAATGGCTTAGAAAAAACAATGATGGAGGTTATTACTTACAGGTAATAAAGAAAGGAGGGTATAAAAGAATAGTAAGGGTGAACAGTCAAGCTTTAGAAATTTTAAAAAGAAGGGATTTTGTTTTTTGGGAGTTTCGAAAACAATGGATTACTAGAGGGTTTAAGAGGTATGCTAGGAAAGCGGGCGTAAAAGATGTTCAAGTTCATGATTTACGCAGAACATTTGGTTACAACCATTTGAAAAAATATGGGGATATTGCTAAACTTTCTAGGTTATTAGGGATAAGTTTGGAAGTAACAAATAAACATTACACACCTTTATTAACTGCAGATATTGAAGATTATACTGTTTAGAGTTGTGTTGTATGTGTATTTTACTATAAATTTATACATATTTGAGCATGTGCTGCTCAACAGGGTTCAATAAGAGGAACTGGCTACACTGTCCAAAGAGAGATTTCTTTCTTGTGAAGCCAGTCCTCGAACCCCACAAAACGCCTAACACATTCCGTGCAATAATTTAATCTTTTCTTGTCGCTATCCAAAGTTAAAATATACATTTTTGTGTAATTTTATTTCTTGTTACTCAATATTGTTACTTTTAAATTAGATTGAGTAATTAATAATAAACTGGGTAATACAAAATGAAAAATTCAATTCAAGATTCAATCCTTGAATCAGGTTTTTCTATAACGCACATATCTAAAAAAACAGGTGTTTCAAGAAAAACTATTTATAATATTATTCAAGGTAAGATTCCAACAGAAAAAACTAAAAATAGAATACTGCAAGGGTTAACTAATAAAGTTGATTGGTTAAGTCTAAAAAAAATAGGGGGGAAGGTTACGGTGGAAGCGCAATATTTGATAGATTTACAAAATGACAAAATAAAATCTCAAGCAGATAAAATTTTATCATTAGAAAAACAATTAATGCATAAGCCTATAACTTTTATAGGCGGTAACATACCTGATTGGAATACTATTGAGTATGATGTAAAAACAACTCAGAGCTACAAACCAGTTAATTGTTTGTTTTCTAAATATAAAATGGATGATTATGTAAAGTTTTTTAAATATTTAGGATATAATTCAAGTGAAGCAAGATACGTGTGGGAAAGACATTCTAAGTATATGACATCAACAAAAACTTACAATAAAGAAGATTTTATGAGGAATAGTCCGTTTGTTAACATTAAAGAAACTGATGAATTAATTGTAGATCAGCTTTCAACTTTAAATTTTTTTGAATCGAATATAAAAGCCAATATAGTTAGTGTAATTCAAGTTGCAAAGTGTGTATACATTCATAAAAATGGTAGCCATGTACTTGCTAACATAACTGTTTTATTTGATATTATTAATTACCGTTCAGAAAGCAAGATAAAGTTTTTAGAGGTAAATTAGTTTTGGGTATGCCCTAGTAGATTAACTAGGGTGTATAGGTGGGTTTGGATTATATTTTTTTAATCCAATCTTCAATGTTCTCGACTACATAAGTAGGAGTTCTATTTCTTGTTATAATTAATAAAGGCCTTGTTCCTTCTTTTGTATTTTCTTCTGCTTGTTTTAAAGCTTTCCATATTGGCAAACGTTCTACGTTTTTACATTCAATAGAGTAAGGAAATAGTTTACGAGCCGCAGGCGAAAGAACAATATCTTCTCCGTTAACGCCCATGATTTGAGATTTAATATCATCTTCATCTAGTTTGTTTTTAAATAAATTTCTCAATAAATCTCTAACATAATTTTGCAATCGTCTACCTTTTGCTTTTGAACTTTTTACATTAGCCATTTAATTACCCTCAAAACAAAATTCGCAGTAATCATCCAAGTTATCATTGTCTGTAATAACAGAAGGGAAGTATCCTAGGCATCTAGAACATTGATGTTTGTTTATGTTCGTTTTACTTTCTAGTAAGTTAAATAACTTTTCAAATCGTTCGGATTCTGTTTTTTGCCTAACCTTATCTCGCCTATTATCTGACATTTTATTGCCAAAATAACCCAATATGAAAGATATGATTAATAAAGGTATCATAATGTCGTAAGTATGAAATGATATTTCTTCTAACACATATTTTAACATTGCTCACTCCTTTTTCTTTGTCTGTACATTCTTTGGTATTCTAATCTCTTAGCCGCTTTTACATATTTATTATGTTTTTGATTTTCAACCATCATAAGTTGCTTTAATCTCTTTACCATATAAGATTCATCATTTACTTCATTTTTTTTAATAAGCTTTTTATAAAATGGTATTAACTCTTTGTTTGTTATTTTTTGGGACTGATGCATTATTACTACTCCTATTTGTAAAGTTTATGTGCCTCTTGGCGCCAACCTTTTGTCATCCATTCTTTAATTAATTAAATCATGAAAAGAGGCACAATCAAAAAAGGCAGGTAGACGAAACAAGGAATAACGCCTACCATACCTGTACGATCATAATAGTATGATCAAAAGAATTTCTTCATTAGTTTTTTAAAGCCAACAAATTCATATTTTTTCCGCATATCTTGAATTGCAAATAAACACAGAATTAATACAAAAAAACATATAGCTATAAAAAGAATTGAAACTGATAGGATTAATAAATTGCCTATCCAATTACTTATTATTATCATTTATACTCCTAGTGCATTGAGGACAAATAATCCTCGGTTTTTTGTACGATGGAAAATTAGAAAGAAACATAAATTTCTTATTATTCCATGGTTGATGTTCAAATGTTTCGTAACATTTTTTACAAGTAGGACAAAACTTTACTGATTCGTCTGTCCTACGTGCATCATGTTTCCAAGCATTTGCTTTGATACCCTCAAGCTGTTTATACTTAATAGACATTTTAGACCTTAGTTAATGCCAACTTTTTAAATAAGTCTTTAGTGTCTTCTATTGTAGCTTGCTTTGGTATGTGTATTTCTTTATCTCTTATCGGATCGCCGTTGTATGCAGTTTCGTAAAACAAACATTTGTCACCATCAAATCCCATTGTAAGTCTACCGCTAGTACCATATCTTACTTTAGCCGCTATGATTTGATTTTTGTTTGGACCGAACTCACTATCTTCAAAACGTACCTTATAATCATAATATATAAAGATTATGTTTTCTGCTAACTGCTCTATAGAACCTGATTCTGCTAAATCACTTAGTTTGGGGATTGGGTCAACACGTTGTTCTATATTTCTGTTTAGCTGACTTACTAGAATAGAAACCATTTTATGTTTCTTAGATAGCATCTTGTATTCCTGCATTATTGATTCTATCTCAAAACGTCTGCCTTCTAATTTTGTATTTGCTTTAATTAACTGTATGTGATCGTCAATTACAACATCAGGCCTAAATTTCTCTATAATAGCACTTGAACCAGCTAGATCGAATACATCATCAAACATGATTAATTGTTTTCTAAATAGCTCTTCCAGCTCCACAAATGAGCGATCAATTTCTTTTTGTACAGATGCATCAATGTTTCCTTTGCGAATTTTAGAATGGCTTAAACTTGTATTAGAAACAACGAGCAATTTCTTAAGCATTTCTGAATTAGACATTTCTCTGTTAAAGACTAATACTTTATATCCTTGTTGTAATAACTTGTGTACTAGATTGATACAGAATGTTGTTTTACCATGACCAGGTCTACCTGCAATAACTGATATTTCTCCACGAGTCATTCCACCTGCTAAATGATTTAATGAATCGTAACCGTATTTAATAAGATCAACAGGGTTTTTAATAGCCTCTGTTGTTTCTTTAATTAGCTTTGATAAACTAAATTCTTTTCCAGTTCTCATTCTTTGGAGACTATTAGTTACGTTACTTACTTTGTTTACAATGTCTTCGTATTGTTTGTTGTTATCTAAACAAAAGTTTTTAATATCTTCTGCCTCTCTAATAAGTTGACGTTGTAAATATTTCTCTAATACAATTTGAGAATAACTATCTACTTTACTTTGAATGCCATGATCTAATAAACCTGTTACATAAAAACTATTTAAGTCTGGGTATTTTTTTCTGTCGTTAGCAGTTATCATAGAACAAACTGAAACTGCATCAATAGAACGATCCATTGAATTTAATCGGTTCATTATTCTCCATATTCTTTGATGCATCCCTACATAAAAAACATTAGCGCCTGTTATATTTCTTGTTGCGATATTGTAATTGCTTTCTTTATTTAATACAGACCCCAATAAAGCTTCTTCTGCTACAATAGAATGAGGTAGGATTTTTGGGAGTTCAGTCATCGCACACCTCGCAATTAGATGGATCATTGAAAACATCAATTATATCATCTGCTGATGCAACACTATCTACTGCTTTTAATAACGATTTCATTTCAGGTTCGTTTGCTACGTTTTTAGGTAGGAACTCAAAAGCAGTTTTTACAACTCTTGCGTCTTCGGGTGTTAGTGCTATAATGTGTTTGTAAACATCGTGGTTGATGTCTTTGAGGGAATTAATTTTACGCATTTTTTTCCTTGTGTATGTAAACGCAAAAAGCCCATAGGACAATTATACCTATAGGCTTTCTATGTTTTAATTGTGATTAACCTGTGCTGCCCGAAAGGTCGTCCAAAACCTTTTTGGGGGAACTACAATCTACTTTGTAAGCAGATTAAATGCACGACTTTTTATTGTATTGCCATTACCAATGAGACCGTATTCTTGTGGCTTGCTTCCATGATCTATGTCATCTGTAGTAACATTAAACATTTTCCAGTTGTTGTTCTCAATGTCTCCGTACATATCATAAATATCAGAGTATCGTTTCATGATGTTTTCACCTCTGCCACTATATTTAGCCTCTGTCCAACCAGTGTTTTCGTATACGCCTTGTTTGTTCTTTCTGTTAATTGGTCTTGGCTTTTTGTTTAGGCTATATAAAGCTTTAGCATAGGCTTCAGGACTCTTAAAACTATTTAGTTGTGTCATCTTATCAATGTCATCTTTAATTAGTTTTTGTGCGCTTGCAATACCTTCAATTGTATCAGTAAACGTATCAATTTTAAGACGATGATTCTTTGTGTGTTTTGCTGAAAAATTCATTGTGTTATTTGCTACTGCCATCGTGAATGTATTTTGACAAAATATTCTTATGATAGTTGTAAAGAATTTAAAAGCATTTGATCCATCGTGACTATTTACAAGTGTACCATAACCTTTAATTCTGCCATTTTCGTCTCCATCTACAATTGTATCAACAAATTCGTTGTTTTCAAATTGTACATATAGCTTTTTACCATCTGCAAACTCTCCATGATGTATCACTTTACATTCTAAATCTTCTACGAATGTGCCTACAACATCATTAAATATTGAATTTGCTATTGGGTGATAACGTTCTGTAGTTACGTTTAACACTTCTTCGTTATCGTCTCGTTTAATCTGTTTATAACCTTTTATGATTTCACCATGCTCATTGTAGATAGGTGCTTCATTTACGTCCCAGTTAAAGTAATCCATGTGTATTTCTCCTTGTGTTGTTATTGCTAGACTTAAATTATCATTTTCTATTTGTTCTATGTTTTTAAATAAACTCATTTATTACTCCTACGTTTTTTATTTCTAGCTTCTCTCATTATCACATAAAACAATGAATAAGCATCGTTTATTTGACTTGTTGTATGCGTACCATTTGCTAATATCCTATCCGTTTCTTCTCCATTTTGCCACGCAGTTTCCATTACATCTTCTATGATGTCTATTAATCCGTTCCATTTTTTATTCATTCTTTTTTATTTCCTTCTGTAGTCTTATTATTTCTGTAGTTATGTAAACAACGCAATCCAATAATTCTTCAAGAGATTCTTGAATGAAATCTCTTCCATCGTGGGGATCCATATCTTTACCGTATTTTTTTTGACCTAATTCAAGCCTTTCTTGTATTAGTTCTACTATTTTTTTGTTTACACTCATTCAGCTTCCTCTCGATCACAATGCTCTAAACATTTAGGGCAAATATCGTAATCATCGTATAGTTCTATTCCACAACAATTAGACACTTCCATTTTTGTCTCCTTTTTCTATTTGTATTTCGGGTGGGTTAGACCCGAATTTGTGTTTCTCAGCGTTTTGTTTTTGTTTAAACGTTGCGCTGCTTGTATTAATCATTGCTTTTAAATACAACAGGCCTTTGCCTTCTAAATGATATTGGCTTTCGGTATATTTATGTATAGAGGAACGAACTACATCGTAATTCGCTCCATCTATAGCATAAACCAACTTGTGCCACTCTTTATTCAGTGTATCGGTAGGTATTTTACCTTTATGGTAAAGATACACGTCTTGTAGGGGTTTTTTTAGATACTGTGGAAGCGATCTAAAAATCATCTTCGATTCATTGGACTGTTGTCTCGGATGTGTTGTGTAGCCACAAGCTGGACATCTTCCCATTAAGCAATATATTCCTTTAGAAGACCTTGGCTAGATTGACCAGATACAGTTCCTAAAAGCTCTATAAAAGGCATATGAACTAAGTTCATTGCTTCTTTGATTGCACTTTTTTTATTTGATGCTGTTACAGACTCTAACGTTTGCAATGCATCAAGACTAAAACACTTTAAGTATGATTCTTTAAAATCATCATTTGAACGAAACATAGTGCTTAAATATGTTTTTATTGGCAATTGACTTTGAAGGGCAAATAACTCATCTAATTGATGAATTGTTACATCCTCAGTGTGACGATCAAGCCATTTTTTTGCTAAATCGTTAAGGAATTTATTGTTATCACACTCATTGTTGTCTTGTGCATAAAATGTTAAAGGCATTAATTCATTTAACCACTTAACAACAATGTTCATTCCATATTCGTTTACTTTATATGGGTCAATTTGATTTTCTACATATTCAAACAAAATAGGAGTAATTAATTTGTTGACTTTGTTATAAGAACTTTGAAATATGTCTTTTGCATCGCTATCTTTTACAATTTCAGAGTTATTAGACTTCTCCTTTTTTAATTTTGCAATATATTTGTCATTGTGTTTGTATTTAATAGTTGGATTTGTGAGTCTTCCATCCCAAGCTATTATATCAATGTCTGCAATAGAGTTGTTGGTCATTAAACTAATTTCTCTTCTAAAAGTTTGTTTATTTTTAAACTTACTTACTTCTAGTCGAGCATGTCCTTTCTCCCAAGCATCTCTATGTATGTCTTTATCAATTGGAACTGATTTAAAATACGTTGCGCCTACGAGTGTTTTATTGACAAAGAAATCAGCAAGAAAATCATCATCTTCACAATAATATTCATCAGCATATTCTTCAAACATGTTGTAAGTGTATTGAGGCTCTTTACCCATTTCTTTTTGATAATCAAGAAAAGTTTTTTTATCAAACAAAGTAAACATTTTAACAAAAAAGTTTTTTCTCCAATTATCATTTACTTCATCATTAATGCTATCACATGTGTTTTTGAAGTTTTTGAAATCTTCGTCTTTGTGAAAATCCACAATCTGCTTTACATCTTTAGCAGTCATTTTGCCTTTTAATGTTTTTTCACTGAATTCAATATCATTTCCAAACATTTCTATTAGATTTTCTTCTTGTACATTAATAGGAGCAAGACATATACCTAATAAATACTCCATAATAGTTGTAGTGTCGTAAGCATTAGTTTTTACGATTTTTGAAAACACAGGATGAAGATTTGTTAAGTTAATTGCATCTTGTATCCATGCAGATTTCATTCCAAAACGTCTTTGTATTTCTTTTCTCGTTATTTCAGGGTTTTCTGCAAACATCATTTTTACTGCTTCGCTTGCATCTAACAAATCCATGTCTACAGTAAACATGTTTGATGATAATTGTCTTGTTACATCATCTATTTTGCCATGATACTTTGAACGAATCATTTTAAACGTAGGAACGGTTTCCATTTTTAATTCTTTAGCAATTGCTAATCTTTGATGGCCGTTAACGACTACATTTTCGTTTTTATCATTTACACGATAGGTAATAGGTGTTTCCATACCAATGGTGTTAATGTTGTCTTTTAATAATTGATAAGCACTAGATCTTTTGTTTACAGACCTAACGTTACCTTCGGATATTAATTGTGTTGGGTTCATTTTGTTTCCTTATTTATTCATGAATGCTAATCCCTCGATTAAGCATCCATAGGTTAAAATCAGACTTTATTTCATTGAATGATTCTTTAGTTTCAAACTGTTTTGACTGCTCAAAAAGCCAACTATGCATATCGGATATGTCTCCACCATGTACTTCACGTAGCATCGTGTCAAATGATTCAAAGTTTGCTTTTCTGCGGTAGTTTTCGAGTTGTTCTTGTTTTGATTTCAAGGTTATCCTTTGTCGGAGCAGAGTAGGGAGCAGAGAGATGCGGAGTCTCATATGTCCGAGGCAAGGAGGTATACTCCCTACTCTATTAATTAATTAGAAGGGGAGATCATCATCAGTATCTACACTATTTACTGTGGGTGCTACTACAACTCCATCAATCCAAGGGTGCCATTCTGCTACTTTAACAGAAACCATTGGTTCTCCATTATTACTTGTCCAGTGATCCGTTTTGGTTTTCACAACAACTGGCTTACCAACAACAGAATCATCATCCATTTCTTCATTGCTCTCAGGTATTAAGATTTTTTCTATTTGTCCACCATTTTCTTCAACAATTACTTTATCTGTTGGGTAATCAATTGATTTTAAAAAGTTAACAAATGATGCATTATCTGATTCAAGTGGGGTAGATCCGCCTTCAGATATTTTTATTTTCTTTGTAATCCAAACATCAGCCCATATTCTTCTATCATTGTACTCGGGATGTTTGTCTCCATCTATTTTTAACGTTACTTTGTATATATCACAAAGTTTATCGGTTTTTGTTTGAACTTCTTTTCCTTCCTGAACTTCAAATACATGAGCGCAATATGTATTATCTGGAATAGGTTCAAAGTCTTTCTTTTTTTCACTTACTTTATTTGGGTTGTATTGTATTGCCATTAGGCAGTCTCCTTTGTTTTTAACTTGTTTAGGTATTCTTCCATTTTTCCATAATATTCATTGAAATTCAATGGAGTTACTTGTTCTTTTTTCTTTTTAAACTTTGTATAAACTGTATGAGGTAATCCAGCTTGTAACATTTCTTCAAGAATTGCATCATAAACTGCTTCTTGTTCTTCTGTCATCCATTCAGATTCTATTTTGCGATACACATCGTCTGCAATATTGCATAATCTGTTTACTGCACGTTTAAATCCGTTTGTATTTGCAGCTGCAACATTTTTGTCAATGTCAATTACATTTTCTGCAGTATGTGGCGCACCACTTTTAAACATAACACGAGCAGAGCCTGGACTCATAAACGTTCTTTTTACTCCATGATCGTCAACAACTAGATTTCCTGTTACAATAATCCATTCACTACCAAGAAATTGAACAGGATTGTTTCCTGCAGGTATCCAAGACCATGTGGGGAAATGTTTACTTAACTGATTTCTTAAATATCCCTCTGTTACATAATCAAATCCTGCTTTTTGTTTTACTTTTGCATCAGGAGTTTTTGTGTTAGATCTATCTTGTGAAGCATTGTATCTAAATTCTTTTTCTTCAGCAAATTCCAACATTTTTTCTTCAGATGGTGTCATTTTTACAACATCTACTGGTTTTTTCTTTTTAACTGGCATTTTTCACCTCTTTTTTTAAGTGTTCTACTTCGAAATGGTCATTTGATTGGAAAAACCATATTTCCAATATTTTTAACATTGTTTCGGGAGATATATTGTTTGAATCCATTATTCCTTCAACCACTGCGTCAAAAGCTTCATTTAATTGTATTCCTACATCTTCATATATCTCATCTATCATTACGTCATTTTCTGTTGTCATTATTTCTCCTTAGTTTTACGCAATATCTGCAGTCTTTTCGTTCTAATCCAATAGTTGGGAAACTTTGGTATCTAATACATGTATTTGACACGTTTATTTCCCAAACATTGTCACAAGTTTGACAGACATATAGCTTTTTAGATTCTTTATAGCGTTCTTTTCTTCTAGATTTTTCTCTAGTGTCTCCTCTTATAAAAGATTCTATTACCCAGTCCATTATTATTTCTTATAAGCAGAATTACATGAATCAGAATAAGGGCAATATTTCACATTGCATTCCCATTGGTAATAAGGAATCATTTGTTGATTTTCAGGAGCTTGATCGCTTTCTGCAATAAATTTGGCTTTTTCCCAGTATTTTTTTGCAAAATCAATGTACTGCAAGTCAACTTTCTTTTCTTTAGTCAAGCTATTATCTTTATTGTAATAAATAAGGTTCATTTCAACTACTTCATCGCAATACTCTTTACTTTTATTTAACATCATTGCGTAAGTACCTAATTGAAACTCATAATTATTAGCTGGGTTAGGGTCTCTGTTTTTTGTATGGCCAAACATAGTTCTCCACTTGTAAGAATTGCATGTTTTGTAGTCATATAAATAACCTTTATGTGTTTTTGAATCCACAATTAATAAATCAAAACTGCCACCTATATTTAAATCTTCGTCTTTTATATATTCTTCTGTATGGATATAAGCATTTTTGTCGTGAAGATATTTCATTGCTTTTTCTATGTCTTCGCCAATTAATGTTCCTAGTTTAAATAATCTCATTGTTTTATCGTCAATTTCACTTTTTGGGTAATTATTTTTAGCAAACCATAGCTTTTTAGCACACATTCCTGCGGAACTAGCTGAAAAACGTCCATCGGATTGAACTTGTCGTTCAGCCATTTTTATTTTTTGCTCATTTTGCAGGTGTTTATTGTAAGCGCCTATTACATCAAGCATCTAATGCTCCTTTTTCTTTTATTTCGTGAATATGTTCAAATGTGGGTAAAAATCCATCTTTCTCTATTTCATAAAGTTGTTTTAATTTTCCCATTTTTATGATATAAATAAGATATTTGGCTACATCTTCAGAAATCATTAACCGTTGTCTTAATTTTTTATAATCTGTTCTAAAATCAAGTTGGTTCTCGTGGTCTCTAGCATCTATTTCAATGCTTACATTGTTATTATTGTCTATAGGGGTATTGGTTACATCGCAAATGTATTTCATAATTAGTCCTTGTAGGTTTGGTTTAGCTTAGTTTTTGAAGATGGTAATGTCTTTCACGAGATACAGTTTCTGTATAATCTTTATGCTTTATAAAGCCTTTCATTTCTTTTGTGGCTTTTTTCATTCGTGTTGCATAAACATTACCTCGAAGGTAAGGAGTAGTTTCTTGAATTTTTCTTCTACATCTGCGAATCGTAGACTCACTAATGAAATCGTTGTTTTCAAGTGTTTCAAAGAATGTTCTTACATTCATTTGATTATCTTCATTTTGATAGAAGTTGGGGTATTTGACAGTATAAAATTTAAAAGTTAATTTAACGTCACTGTCTCTTGTTTCGGGTACTTTGGTGAGGATCTCTTTTACAAGATCATAGGTTTGATTTTTGTTCATGTGCTGCCTCTTGTTTGGGTTATATCACCGTCCAAAGTGATGTTGTAATATAATTCTATTGAATTTAGGAATCAATCGAAAGTTCTTTTAATTGCGATCTAGTGATGTATTTACCGTGTGAAAGACTTGTAAAATCACGTTTAGAATACTCATATAAAAGTTCTTGATAAATAGGAAGTTCGCAACCTCGTTTTTGTGGTTTCATAATCCCATCAATAGTTTCATAAATTATAGTATTGTCTAGTTTTCGTATTGCATTTTGCAAATGAGTTGTAGACATATCTTTTATTTTAACTAAACCCTTAGATAAACTTTCATAATATCCTTTAGGTCTTTCTGTAAAATCTTCTCCCATTACTACGTCTTTAATTGTCATATGTTTTTTCCTTATAGTTCTGCGTCATAATAAAGTTCAAGGTCTTCGTTTTTTTTAAAGTATTCAACAACTTGTTCGCCAAATGTGTAATCAGCATATAGTCTTAAGTCCTCTTCTTTAAATTCGAAACCTTGATTTTCAAAGTATTTTATTAACATACCATCGTTGTAACCATTATTGGTTTTAAAGAAATCAACAAAAAGTTTTAATTTATCTCCTAGTTCTTTTCGTATTTCTATTAATCTTTCAAGAGCTATTTTTGAATCTTTTATGCAATACGGTATATAATCTGGTTCTACTTCAATGGCTCCAAATTGCTCTCCACATGTACTATGTTGAACTGCAAACCAAAACTTACCTTCTATATCTCCATTATAATATCTTCCCATGTTATTTTCCTTTTTTTTGTAAAATAGTTTTATGTATTAAAAACAATGATGACTCACTTAATAATTGTAAATCAGTTTCTAAATTCTTTTCAAAAGTTTCTTTCATTACAAACTCATTATAATATGTGCTATCAATTTTTTTTGTTTGTTCAAAAACTGTATTATTTATTATATCTTTTATAAGTAAATATTTTAGTTTATCCATTATTTTTTCTTCCTTGTTTTATGGGGGTTATTGATGATTAAGTAGTTGGGCCTTGCATACATATGAGGATATATCTTTTCAAGCTTTTGCCATGCGTATTGGTCTCCACCAGTTTCTTCATCGTAATTGTACTCGTTAATTACAAATGGGAATTGTTCTCTAAGCAATTCTGTAGCCTCACTATAATCCTTTGCATAAACATATATTTTATTGTATCCAGTTACATTGCCAGTTGATATATCAGTAAATTCGATTACCATTTTTGCTCCTTTGTTTAATGATGAAAAATTGTAGGATACATACCCAGTCTCTGCTCAGATGGTATGTGTTTAAGGATTGCGTATACATAGCAGTCCGAATCCTCCTAATATATAAATTTGGCTGACCAGACAATTAATCGACCATAATTGTTCTGCGTCAGGATCAGTAACTTGATCAGGTTGATAGGTTTTGACTATCTTGGGTTCATAGTAGGCCTCCTGTTATTTTCCCTATTAGGGTATATAGTAGATGATTAGTTTTAAGAGAATCATTTTTGTTCTCTATGATTAAGCTCCAATGCCACGCCAAGGCTATCTACTTATTGGAGAATAGTGAAGTGATGTGATTAACTCCACTACGTTAGGCTAGTTATTATTATATACTAGCATTCTTATTGTTTTCTTACATGTCGTAATCAATTAGATACTTTTCGTATTCTAATTCTTTATACTCCTGGTCATACATGTATTCTTCTACATATAGATCTATTGTCTCGATCTCGGCATTATGTTTAGCGATCAGTTGGTTGACATGTTTCGCCATCAAGAAGTAGGGGATCAACATCATTAGAGTTACTATTATCTGTAGCGTTATCATGTAGTGTTTACCCTCCTGTTATGCTATTTAAACGTTTACTTGCGTGTGCTACAAGACTACGGAAAGAGTTAGTAGTTCTCTTAACAGTAATTGGTTTAATCTCTCCATTGACCATAAAGTACACAGTTGTGCCTTTCTTTGTCTTGATTGGGTGTAGTTTGGGTGTTGGCATATAATTCTCCTTGTTTGAATTGCGTGCATACATTGTACCTGAAAAAATAAGGGGGGCGCTAGCCCCCCGATGATGGTTAAGCAGGTTGTGCCTCTCCAGTGATAGTGTTTAGCTTGATTGCCTTGGGTAGTTGTGGGTTCTCGGCAAGTAAGTCTTCTACTGAATCGAAGCCTGTGAACTCATCTGGTAAGAGAGCTGAAGTGATTGCATCATCGCCAAGCTTTCTTGTGTCCACGTTGGATTTGTTGGAGAGAAGCATTAGGCTAGATCCGTCAGCACATTTCAGCTTTGATTCTGTCCAGTTGTTTACTGAGTAGTAAGCTCTGCCTGATTGTGCTATAGTTAAGTAAGCTGTAATAAGTTCCATAATATTCCTTGTTTTGTCAGATTCAATGAAAGATAACGAGTATGCGAATCTGTTAAACATACGCAAGGCGGGTATGACACAATATATAGCTACACATCAAAATGCTCTAATTTTTGAACTTTTGGGTTGGTGGGTTCGGGACGCAGTTTTCCCTATATATAATATGGAATAAAAAAAATCCCCTCGAAGAAGGGGACTAGAAATTTAGAACGAGGCGGTAAAGTGTAGTGTGTGTGCCTCCGTCTATTGTCAAGTTAAGGGTAAAATGACCAAAAGTCAAGACATTTCGTTCTTCAGTAATTTTTATAATGAAAAAGGGTGTATTGCAAATCGGATTTAAGTATATAGAGGAGTCTATAATGAGTGACATGAGTAAAAGAGTTGAGATGACAGATGAGGCAGTAGCGATGACAGACCTACTACTTCCTTTAATGGACAAGTATCCTAATTGGTATTACAAGATGTTAAGTTTATCGTTGATGAGTGGATGTATTATAGGAGATGCGTAGTTATACGATAAAAAAAGTAGATCATTTTGTTTTTGAAGATTCGGATGAATATCCTAAAGATTTAATTATCATTGATAATTGGAGAGATGGAAAGATAGGAGACTGGGTAAGAGCAGACGATGGAGCAGTAATGGAGGTTTTGCGAGAAGGGCAGGTAAAATTTCGTAAAAATAAAACTCGATATATTGGTACATGTACTGGAACATACCTTTGTAAACCTAAAGTGGTTTTTGAAAGCTCAAGAAAAACAAACATCTATTCATTTGGTGGAGACAGGAATCATCATGATTCTATTGCGGATCGTAAAGTCCCTACCTTAAAAGAGGTAATGTTTTCTAAGTACGTTTCGCAGGGGATGAAACCTGTAGACGCTTATTTAAAAGCTTTTGACTCAATGAATCGTAAATATGCGTTAGAGCGTTCTGCGATTTTGATAAAACAGGAAAGAATTATTATGGCAGTAAAAGAAGAATTAGATGGCGTTTTTGATAAACTGGGTATTAACCTAGAATATCTTATCGGCAAAGCAAAAGATGAGTTAGAAATGAGCGATAGAGGAACAGATAGGCTAAAAGCTCTTTCTATGTTATGGGATGCGGCTGATGTTGTACCAAAGCAAACAACCACTACTGCAATTACAGGTGCAGTGTTTAGTGGATTTGACTCAGGTGCGTTAGAAAGTGCTACTCGACCAGTAAAAAAATTATCTAAGTAACCCCCCACTTAGCGTCATACCTCCGTAAAGGAATGTATGGACGACAAAAAAAAATCGGTTGCTACGCAACCTACTTATGGACAACGCTTTGTCAAACGTTTTCCTTCTAGGCATAAAGACCCTAAACGTGCTGAAGGGCAAATGCGTGGTCTTGCAAGTCTTATAGACTTTATTGTTCCCCAATCTAAATCTGAAGTTGCGTTAGAGGCGTTTACTCTTCTTGGTTTACCAAAACCAGTTCGTAAAGCAATGTCTAAAGCTTTTAAATCTCTTGCTCCTAAATATAAAGATGCAGTAATGGACACTTTTAATGAAGGTCAAGCTTTTGCGGGAGATTGGTATAAAAAAAGAGCTAAGAATCCTGCTTTTAAAAAAATGATTAATAATTTTATGTTAAAAACTGCAGACCAGTTATCTAATAAAGAAGCTAAATCTTTTTTTGAAGAGTTAACGTATAAAAATTATTCAGTTAATGCAGCTGCTGATCCTGAAGATTTTAGTATGATGTTGCATAATAGATTTAAAGTTGCAGATGAAGTTGAGCGAGTGTCTAAAAAATACAATTCTACTCCTAAAAAATTTATTCGAAGTCTTGGTGTACATGAAGGATCTCATTTGATTAGTCAAGGGGATAAAGGGCTGGGTCGTGTTCACAATTATATTAAAGAAACTCAAAAAAAATCTTTTGGTCATTACAAGTCTCCTCCTCGTTATGGATATAATTATATGCATGGTAGTTACGGGTACCACGATATGGGCATACAAAAAAATGTAATGATTCCTTCAGAAACATATTCTCGATTAATGCAAGTGCGACATGACATCGGATTGCATCCGCAAGATATGAATGCAGTTTTAGACGGTAAAAAGCTTTTAACTACAAATAAACCTTATTCTGATTTAAGAACTGTCTATAAAGAAGAAGATATTCAAGATATGATTAAAAATTTACCTGCAGTTGTAGCAATGGATATGAAAGTAAATGAAAAGAAGAAAAGTAATTAAAAAGAAAATTGTTAAGATTAGTTACTTGCCAAAATATGCTAGCGCAAATACATCTATTAGTTGTTTTAATTACGATATATCTTTTTATGATTTGCAAAAAAAAATAGAAGTCGATGGCGAATATAAACACTAGAAACGTTTCAGCAGAAGAAGAAGCATTGATGCTTGCAAAAAACGATTTAATCTCGTTTGGTAAATTATTTTTACCTGACGATTTTATGCGAAGTGAAACTCCTGCGTTTCATTACGAGGTTGCAGATAAGTTAAACGACTATGAAAATAAGCAAGTAGCAATTATTTTGCCTCGTGGCCATGGTAAGACTGTTTTAACAAAGGCGAGTATTCTTCACGATTTTTGTTTCGCTACAAAAGACAACCCTTTATTCTATGGTTGGGTATCTGCAACTCAAAAGCTATCTGCAGGTAACATGGATTATGTGAAGTATCACTTAGAGTTTAATGAAAAAATTTTATATTACTTTGGCACAATGAAAGGACGTAAATGGACAGAGGAAGATATTGAACTGCAGAATGGTTCAAAACTTGTGTCTAAATCAAATGTGTCGGGTATTCGAGGGGGTGCAAAACTCCATAAACGTTATGACTTAATTATATTGGACGATTTCGAAGATGAGAATAATACGCTTACTCCAGAAGCTAGAGCTAAAAACGGAAACCTTATCACTGCGGTTGTTTATCCTGCTTTGGAGCCTCATACTGGGAGGCTTCGGATTAATGGTACTCCTGTGCATTATGATTCCTTTATTAATAATCTTTTAGACAATCATGCGAAAGCAAAAAAAGATAACATTGAATTTGCATGGGACGTAGTCACTTATACTGCATTAGATAAAAAAGGGAATTCATTATGGGATAGTTGGTTTCCTGTTTCTAAACTAGAAGAAAAAAAGAAGTTTTATCAAGATTCAGGTATGCCTCAAAAGTTTTGGCAAGAATATATGATGCAAGTGCAGAGTGAAGAAGACTCTATCTTTAACAGAAAGCATTTACGTTACCATGATGGTGTATTTAGGATTGATTCAGATACAGGCGTTCCTATGTTATATATTGATGGAGAGATGAAACCTGTTAATGTTTTTGGTGGGGTGGATCCTGCTACAGATAGTATGAGGTCTACTTCTGACTTTAGCGTCTTAATGATTGTAGGAGTTTGTGAAAATAATAATATATATGTAATTGACTACATTCGGAAAAGAGGGTTACCTGTATTAGGAATCCCAGGAGAAGATAAAAAAGGCATTGTTGATTACATGTTTGAGTTAAACGAAAAATATAAACCTAATTTATTTGTTGTTGAAGATACAACAATGAGTAAACCAGTTTTCCAATCTTTGCGAAGTGAAATGAGGCGCAGAAACGACTTCAGTGTACATTTTAAAGAAGAAAAACCTGGCAATCGCATGAGCAAACGTGATCGTATTCAAGGTATACTTGCTCAACGATTTGCAATCGGAAGTGTCCATATTCAAAAAAGCCATTTCGATTTAGAACACGAAGTGTTAACTTTTGGTCCCCGAATGGCGCATGATGATACGATAGATGCGTTAGCCTATGCGTGCAAATATGCACAACCTTCCTCAAACTTGACTATGTCA